GACATTAGAACGCTATGGCATCCCAACCACACTCGCACAGAAGTCATTGCGAAGTGGCATTCAATCCGTGACGCGTCGATTGAAAATTGCCAAGGATGGCAAACCTCGCTTGATACTCATGCGTGATGCGTTGATTCAAACTGACAGCCGATTACTTGAACAACAAAAACCAACATCGACAAGCCATGAATTCCCTGGCTATGTCTGGCATCGGGGAGCCGATGTGTCAGAAACGCCTGTGATGGTGAATGATCACGGGATGGATGCCATGCGATACGCCGTCGTGTATCTCGATGGTCTTGAAAACAACAGTCTGGATGTCCGCGTCCTGGGACAATAAACATCGACAACAGTCAAGGAACCTTCAACATGTTCAACAAACTCAAAGCGATTTTCAGAACGCGATCATCCGTCCAATTTCTTAATGGGATCGGCAGACACGGTGCCAAGCCAAGGCCGTTTGACTATGACAATGCAATCAGACAATGCGGCAGTTGGGTCTACGCAGCCGCGATGCTCAACGCTAATGCCGTCGCATCCGTCCCACTGCGACTATACATCCGAAAACGAAGTGGCAACAAACTCTTCAAAACCAAGCCCGTCTCTTTGGCAACGCGTAAACATCTCACCGGTGAACATGCTGGGCAAATCCGACCCAGTCATGCAGTCTTGAACAAGGCTGCCCAGTGGGGAGACCAATTTGAACAGGTCATCGACCGACACCCGGTGCTTGATTTACTACATCAAGTCAACCCTCATCAAAATGGTTTTGAACTCACCGTCCTGCGAATGCTTTACCTGCAAATCACCGGCAATTGCTATCTTCATCCAGTGATAAATCAAACCTTAAATCGCCCTGTGGAATTGTGGCTCATGCCCAGTCAGTGGACTTCAATCATCCCATCCAAAAATCAATTCGTCGCAGGCTACACCTACGGTTCAAATCCGTTGGAACCTGTTAAATTCACACCTGAGCAGGTCATTCATTTCCGCCTGCCCAATCTCACGGATATGCATTATGGCATGGGACGACTCGAAGCGGTCTGGAGTGCATTGGGACTCCATGATGCCAAGCGTGAAATGGACATCGCACGATTCGACAATCACGCTCGGCCGGACTACTTATTGGTCGTCAAGCAAGGTGCATCCGCTGAAGCATTGGATCGATTTGAAAAGCAGATCGACAGCAAACTCCGCGGGCCGAGGAACAGTGGCAAGTTCATCACGATCACAGGTGATGTCCAGGCCATGCCCTTGAACTTGCCAGTGGATTTAATTGGCGATGCTGATCGGGTACTTGAAGAAATCGCCTCAGCATTTGGCGTTCCGATCAGTAAGTTGCTAACCAATAATCCCAATCGTGCGAATGCCCAGATCGCCGACACTGCATGGTTACGAGATACGATTCTGCCTTACTGCGTGATGGATGAAGAGAAGCTCAACGAAAAACTTTTACCGTTGTATGGCATCGAAGACGAAGCGTTTCTCGCATATGACAATCCCGTGCCAGAAGACAAATCATTCCAACTCAACCGCCGATCCAAGTACGTCTCAGCAGGCATCATGACAGTCAATGAAGCCCGACGCGAAGAAGGCCTTGAACCCATTGACGGTGGCGATCAACTTGCCAGCTAATACTCGTAACACATCAAACAGGAATTCATCCATGACTGATAAACAATCAACCATTCGCAAGCGATTCGTTGCTGAACTAGGCGTTAAACTTGATGACCGCAGTGTCGTAGCAAGTATCACAAGCATTAGTGTCGACCGTGACGGTGATGTTCTGATCCCACAAGGTTGTGATGCGACTGATTTTCTTAAATCTCCGACCGTGTTTTTCAACCATGACTACAACCTGCCGGTGGGAAAATGTACTGCGATCAAACGAAGTCCGACACAGTTGGAAGCGACCACAGTCTTTGCCAGCAGACCCCAGAATCACAACGGGGACTGGCTGCCTGACACCTTGTTATCCCTGTTTCAACAAGGTGTGATCCACGGCTTTAGCGTCGGCTTTGCTCCCATCGAAGGACGCAAGCCAACAGTGAAAGACAAACAACTTTTTGGCGATCAAGTCAACCATGTCTACAGCAAGTGGAAACTCCTGGAATACTCCGTGGCCCCCCTTCCAGCGAATCAGGACGCGTTGGCTTTGGCGGTGAGTAAAGGCATTGTTTCAGCCGATGCCGTCCAACCCTACTGGCCAAATTTGAACATAAAAAAAAGTAAGGTGATGATTGTTGTCCCTGCATTGCCAACCCAGCAACGCATCACGCAAAGCACACGTAAACATCTGGCCCGACTTCGTGGGCAGTTGTATCTAGACTAACCGTAAACATCTTATAACAAGTCAAAAACTTCAGACTGCCCCTCCGGGTTGGCATGTCACTTGTCATACGCAGTGACCAGGCCAAAGAGAGACAAGGCCGTCAACGAAGTCTTCACCCCATTCACTTTCAACGAGGAGTTCAAGCATGAACGATCAACAAACCATGACTATTGACCAATTCAAATCCGACGTCCTGCCACAGATGATTTCACGTTATGGCACGGGCAATCAACTCACCAAAGCCATCAAGTCCTATGCCCAGGACAACACCATTGTTGATGATGACAACCAACCCATCGGCATTGATGCTATGGTCATCGGCGATGAGTCCGACGCGGTGAGTGATGATCAGATTCAGCGCATTGTCGAGAAGACCGTCAAGGCCACTCTCGGCAGTGACAATCATGTAAACAAAGCCTTGCCCAGCATCACTGCATCTCGCAAAACGGTTAGCGGGTTTGGCAACTTTGGCGAGTTCGCATTGGCTGTTCAAAAGTCCAGCGCTCCAGGCCGGCCAAGTGATCCACGTTTGATCACCAAAGCGCCGAGCACCTTTGCCAATGAAACCACCGATGCCGCTGGCGGATACCTTGTGCCCCAAGAGTGGTCCAATCAAATCTGGCAGGTGGTCCTCGGTGAAGAGTCACTGCTCTCTCGCACCAATCAGATTCCGACTTCGCGTAATTCACTGAACCTGCCTGTGAGTAGTGCCACGGCATGGGGCAACACCGGCGTGCAGGCCTACTGGACCGACGAGGGTTCAGCCATCACGCAGTCTCGGCCAACGTTTGATTATCGCAACCTGCGGTTAAACAAACTTGCGGCATTGGTTCCAGCTAGTGATGAACTCCTCGAAGACGTAACTGCGTTGTCAGCATTCATCGGCCCTGAAGCCGCTCGCGCTATCCGTTACAAAGTTGATGATGCGATCATCAATGGTGATGGCAGTTCCAAGCCCACGGGCATTCTGACTTCCAGTGCGACTGTGGAAATTGCCAAGGAGTCCGGCCAGGCCGACAGTTCACTTGTTGCAGCCAACATCGCCAAGATGTATTCACGGATGCCTGCCAGCAGTGTGAGTCATGCCGTGTGGCTGATGAATCAGGATGTACTGCCCCAACTGCTGACCATGACGCTGGGCAATCAACCCATTTACATGCCGCCCAATGGTGTCAGCGATGCGCCGTTTGGCATGCTCTTTGGTCGGCCTGTGATTCTCTCCCAACATGCTCAAACACTGGGCACCAAGGGGGACATCATGTTTGCGGATCTCAGTCAGTATCTGACACTCACCAAAGCCGGTGGTGTTCAGACCAACTCCAGCATTCACCTGTGGTTTGATTACGACATCACTGCGTTCCGCTTTACCTTCCGCGTGGCAGGTAAGCCTTGGCTGGATGCTCCGATCACACCGGACAACTCGGCCGAAGCACTTTCACCGTTCGTCGTGTTGGAAGATCGCGTGACCATCTGATCCTCTCTTTTTCTTTGAGTGCTTTGCTTGCTTAACGGCAGGCAAAGCCATTGCACAGTCCGTGAAAAAAACCTGTAAAACAAAGGTCAATCGACATGAGCAACCAACTGCAACTCAGCTTCCAAGGCACAGCCAATCTCTACGCAATCATTCGTCGGCACAGCGACGCATGGGTCTGGAATCAAACACTATTATCATTTGAATCCTGGAACTCAGAGAATATCAACGACTACGACTTGCCTCTTTCTGACAGCGGTGGTGATCTCTATCAAACCGCATGGCCAACGGGCATGGCAAGTGGGCGTTATCGCGTCCTGTTCTATCGCATGGCAGACAGTATCCCAGCGACCGATGACCTGCTATTGGGCACCGAAGACCTTGACTGGAACGGCAGTACTGCAACAACTGTCAGCAATATTGAACTCAATGATGATGCACTGACCAGTATCGAATCAGTCAAGCGGCATTTACGTATCACCGACAGTGATAGCGACACCTTACTGGCAGAATTGATCAATCATGTCAGCAATCGGATTCAATTAATCTGTGATCGAACATTCAGACGCCAGCTTCATCAACAACGCTTCACGCATGCTTCTTCCAGTCAGATCATCCTCAAGCATTTTCCAGTTCGTTCAGTCCTGCGTGTCTCAACAGGCAATATCGCTGCCATGACCATCCAATACAGCGGCAGTGATCTTCGTGCCAGCGTCGCAGTCAGTGAAGACGCCCTGCTGCTTAGGACACTGGATCAAAGTGGCACACTCACCACCCATGAGTTGGCCTTTGCGAACTATCCGACGATTTCCATGCTCATTGCCGTGATCGACACACTTGCCGGCTGGACAGGGAGTCTCTCACAAGACGGGCCAAGTAATGAATTACACCCAATGGTTGGCGCGGATGCCAAATCCTCGATGGTCTGGCTTAATGTCCCCAACTACACCGATACGGCTTATCAACTGGATTGGCCAACCGGATCACTGCGACTAAGCCAACCCTTTCATACTGCCCCGATTCTTGTCAGTTACGAAGCAGGCTACGACATCATCCCAGCGGACCTTGTCCAGATCACCAACGAACTCGTCGCTCAAGCTTATCACCTTGGAAAACATGACACCAACTTGAAACGTGAATCGCTGGGCGATCATGCCATCACACTTTCAAGTGCGGTAAGTCTCAATGATGACCAGCTAGCACGACTTCGCCCGTACATGAACCTTCAGCTTTCAGGAGTCTGAGCCATGCCCAGTCAATCCCCAATTCATCTGCTTACGCAACGGGTGGACATTCTTCGCCCGACCACTCAAACCAATGACTTTGGCTTACCCCATTTAGTTTGGCAACTGTTCAAGGAACAAGTTCCAGCTAAAGTCGAATTACTAGGTGGTGACTCAGGCGCTGTATCACGTGACCGACCACGCCACAAAATCTACCTACCACTTGAAACGGACATTCGGCAACTCGATCGCATTTTGATCAACGATCGTCAATTCCAAGTTCTGGTCGTTACCAGTAGTGATACGACCAGCCATGTGGTCACGGCATTGACCACGGAGGTGCAACCATGAATCCATTATCAATTGCACAGGTCATTGTGGGACACCTAAAGCAGCAAGACGCTTTATCTCTGATCAATTCAAATATTTTCATTCAACGTGTACCACCTAATACAACACTGCCCTATCTGCGAGTGATCGTCGACAAGATGGCGAGTCAGACTTACGACCAACACCCCGCTGACACCCACGCAGTAATGAAACTCACATTGGTCTGCAATCTTTCAGACGGCAGTGAACAACTCATAGCGATCCACAACGCCATCACGACTCAATTGAATAAAAAACAGCTTGTTTTCCAGAACCAAACGAATCAGAGACTAATTCAATGTTGGCATGAACATACCCACCAACCAGACGTCGAACATGATCGGATTGAACTCACCAGCGACTGGCAGATTCGTAGTATCTGACTCATATACAGATTGGAATTCAAAATGATCAAACTCAAAATAGATCGAACAGACGGGGGCAGTCTCAGGCAAACCAGCAAGGGTCTTGAAGCGCAACGCCATGCCTATGTCACCGGCATCAAGCAACTGCGTGATGCAATCGAACATCCAGATTTGCCACGTGTCGGCCATCCTCATCCCCAACTCACGCATCTGGTTGTCAACAGCATCACCGCCAAACCCGACGGTCCAAACGCAGCAAACATCACCATCACTTATCACGATCCGTCGGGCAATGGCGATCACCCCAAAGTCTCCATCGACACCGCCCTGCGACAGCACACCACTGAAACTGACCTTGATGGCAATCGCATCACTGTCAGCTATTCCAACACCGGCGAAGATGTGGACATGATCGCACAAGGTGCTCGTGTTTCGGTACTACGACCTCAAACGCAACTGACCTTTACGCGTCTTGAAAATGCCCATCCTGCCAAGACCGCCAAGACCTATGCAGGAACAATTAACCGCTCAAGCATATTCCAAGGCGCACCGCAAACATGGCTGTGTACCTCTATTGATGCAACAAGTGACGATGGTGGCAACAGCTTTCTGGTCACCTACCAATTTCAATACAACGCGTCAGGATGGCAACCCACCGTCAGTTACACCGACCCGAAAACCAACCGCCCGCCTGCGGATCTTGTTGCAGACGTCGGAATCAAGCAGGTGGAACTTTACCGACTCGAAGAATTCAAGAACCTGGGACTCGGATCATGACAACCCGTGTACACGACATCATCGGCGGATACGGCATTCTCGTCAGTTATATGGCAGGAAGCTACATCATTGAACTAGACAACGCAGTGGGACCATGGGGAGGAAACGGTGGTTCAGCAGATGGAATTTTCGATGAAGCAAGCTCTACCAAGTTGATCTATACCGATGAACATGACAGCGAACCCGATGGACAATCATGGTCGTTAAAACCGGGCAACACCGGCATGAAGATGACTATGCAAACGGCCACGGTCTATGACGATTCAGGTGACCATGTCCTTTACAGCATGGTGCGCGACCTGAGCTTCAACAGCCTGGGGCAACTCATACATGTCTCCGGTGAACGTGCCATCATCATTGACACCACAGAAAGCTGCCCATGACCAATCACCTTAAACATGCTGATTCCGGACACCTGCTTCATAATGCCAATGGGCACTTGGTTCACGAATGTCTGTCGGTACCCGCACCCTGTCTCTGCCCTCAAAACCTTGCAGGCAGCTATGCAATCAATACCGGCGATTTAGACGCATGTGCTTCTTGCGAAGGTGGTATCTGCTCAACAACTCACATATGGGATGGTACATTTCAACTCTTTAGCAGCTGTAACTGGCAGGGTCTCAACAGTGAATACAACCAATGGACCGCTGGCCAGTGTTTCCAACTCGATGGCAAAAACCTCTCCACGATTCAACTTCGACTCAACCCCTATGACTGCCAGTGGGAACTGACGCTCAACTGTTTTTCAAGTGGTGGCGAGAACACGATCTGGGAAGGTGTCAAAACGACCGGCCTTACGCCCGCCGGAAGCTATACAAAAACGGATGGCTGTTCTTTACCGGTGGTGCTAACGGTTTTTTGATCGAGCAAAGAGAGATTGCGCCTGACATAATTAATGGATTTAACTTATGCAAACCAATGACAAAAAAGACTTTAAACCCGTTAAATGTAGACATTGGCATGACTGTAAAATCTCTGATGGTGGATGCTGCAACAAAGGTATCTATCAACAACCCTCACATGGCATCTGCTTGAATATCTGTAATCAATACGACGGTCCCGACCGTGGGTTGGGAGACAGTGTCCAACGCGTCATTCACAAACTTTCGGCCGGACGCATCAAGCCTTGTGGCAAGTGTCGCAAACGGCAAAACAAACTCAATCAACTGCTTCCTTATCACGGAGACTGAACCACTACCGGCTGAAGCCGGTAGGTTAGGGGAAGTTTCGTGAGCTACGGACTGAAGTCCTATCCTCACGAG